TAGCTGCAGCTGCGATATTTGCACCACCAGTTATTCCCAATGATATTGTAGTTGTGCCTTCGCCTGGAGTAGTAGAAGATTCTACAATCATTGCATTGTAACCACTACCACCGGCATGGCCGCTATTATCGTTGTCGTCGACAATATCAATCCACTCAATTGCGCCTGGAGATGCAGCTGCGTTTTGTTGGACTTGCCACTGTACATAGTCGGCAGAAGAAGTATCGGATGGAATTGAAGTGATATATTTTACTGGAAAATAATCTTTCGTTAGAAATTTTAATGCTTGATCTAATTTAATTGAATACATATATTTCCAAACATATCCATCGGTTGTGTGAATTAATGCGTTGCTTGTGCCTGTAGGTTTGACCGTAGATGCAGTTGGTTGCACACCTTGTGACGAATTAAGATATCTTTTGTTATTAATAACTTTATAGACATTATACTGATTGTTTGCTTCCGTCAAAACATATGAATTTGGTATCACTTCTTCACTACTTTTATAATTATACATTGTATATTGTGTATTAGTAGTCCAATTGATTCTTGGAACTGCTAGGGTAATTGTGTCAGCATTAACTTTTTTCACAGCTGTAAGTGCGTTCTTTGCGGAATTTCTTCCAGAGATAGAATCTTCTGGAGTTGGCGGCAAATTATCATCCTCCCAAGATGTGTGTTTACCAATTCCCAAGAACAAATTATTAAAAATAGATTTGTTGTAAAATGCCCAGTTAACACCACCATCACTGACAACACCAGTTACGTGAGTTGGTGCATTTGGTCCTGCTGTACCATCCGATACTGCAACATATAAATTTGATGCATTAAGAACTACTTGTCCTTCAGTATATGCTTCTCCAGTTGACCATAATGCAGTTTGTTCATTTACGGCCTCAATAAACTGTTGAGCATTAAAAATTCTAAGTTTATTGGTAATTATTGCTGACATGACGTTACCCTTTGTCGGTTGTGTATTAATTTGTTTCTTTTATTTATAATATTTTTTATCGCCTAAATTTGTTCAAGAGAATTTAACTCATTCCAAGTAGTAGGAGCACTGGAATATGCCGTTGTAATAGATTCGTGAGCTATGTTGGTTTTAATGTTTGATTTATTTTCAATATTTTCGATTGTTTCTAAATACAACTCATTATCGATGCTCTGTGGAGTTTGATTGAATTTCATTCTCTCCACAGAATTATAATTCATACCACTATTTAATCTATTGTTAGGGTCTTTTGGTGTAGTTACTCGCATAATTTTTGGATAAACATTAATCTCAGAATCTAAGTTTATATTTTGACCACGATCGTATGAATCTACAATCTGGCCCCAAATCATTTCATAGAATTCGTGCGACTCTAGACTTGAATATGGATTTCTAGATGTTACATAACCATATTCTTCTTCACCATTTGGATTTTGTTGAACTCTCACAATACCAGCAAGAGTTTTCTTTTGTGGGTGTAATTCTGCCTCATCTTCACTACTAAATCTATATCTGACTAATTTTTCGAAAGGAATTTCTCTGTCAAATCTGAATTTAATTCTATCCAAACTTCTATACTGATTACTCAATGATGGAACTTCTTCACCAATAGAATCTATCATAATTACGAATTTTTCATCTCTTGGATCCGCACCATCTCTAATCGCACCAACCCAATATCTATTGACTCTTTCAACATTTCCCCTAAAAACCTTGTCCCATCTAAATTCGACTTTATCGCCAGGGGTCGCACTCAGAGAACATACACCAAAACTTGTTAAATGTGTAACTTCAAATTCTACATATAAATCATTTTCGTAATGTGTGGTGTCAATCACTTTGAATTTTGCAAATGGTCTAGTTGTTTCATCTGTAATATCTATATCATAAATTGTGAAGTTTCTCTGTACAGTATTTTCTGTATAAAATTTAGTCAAGTCAAGTCCATTTTCATCTCTTACATTTACAAGGACATATTTTATTTCACTCCAATTTGATGCTGTTGGAATTGGATCTCTATTAACATCTAAAAGTTTATATCTACCATCTCCAGTATCAACTGTTTGTCCCACAGGCGTGTCGTCACCTACACCAGACATTGGGCCCCCTGTTTGATAATTATCGTATACAAAGGTATATCCATGAGAAAGAAGATCATTAACATTAATAGGCGTCGAGTCTGAGCCTGTCCATCTACCCAAACCATCCATGTTTTTAACACTAACGTCTGCATTTTTTACAATTTCAAACAAAAACTGCAAATACAGACTTTGTAGCTTTTTAGGTTCGGGGTTTGATATAAGATTCACCTCACCAAACATCATTAACCCTGATGGGTGCAACAATTTCTTTACGATATAACGCCACTGATCGATATTTCTGGAAGTTCTCAATACATAAGAATAATCCTGCCACAAGTAACCATCTTGAATTCTGTTTTCGTCAGACAAAAATCCTTTGTCGTTAAAAAAGAATCCATCTCTTTTTAGCAAAGGTCCCAAAATTGGAGTAATTTGCGCGTTACCGTCGCCCAAGGTTGATAAATCTATAGTGGGCGCAACGGTATATCCAACCCCAAAACCATCAGAAGCAGAATCTGGAGAATTTGTAATTTTAATTTCTGATATAGAACCAATATTACTACCTTTGGGTTGAAGTATTGCGTTCGTTCCAATAGAATTGTATCCAGATGTAGAATTTGATATCGATGCAAATGGAAATTTTTCATAACCATCACCACCACTATAGACATCAATCTTTACTATTGGCCCATGTGGATGATTGATAAAATCCATTTTTACAGTCCAATTATCAGGTACAATAAATGGTTCGGCTGCCAATCCATACTGCGCGATCTGACTTGAAATTGTTGATGCAAAACTACTGTTGTCTGTCCAATTGTTTACATCAGGTTCTGATGTTAACTTAAATATTACTAATCTGTCATTAACTACGTCAAAATAATACTGAGCTGGCCGATTAGTTTCTTTTGTAATATGATATGCACTATAAAAGTTTTGAATTGGATCTAATTCCCAAGATTTAATATATGTAGTACCAGAAGAAGTATATTCTGTATATCTTTCATCAGAAGTTACTCTAAAAGAACTATAATGGCCTAAATTATAATCGTAATAAGAACCAGACGGACTTAAAGAACTACCAAGGGTAACTAGATAAGAGTCGAGAGATTCAAACATTGCAGTATATGCATCTTCGCCATTCAATCCATTAAACAAAATATTTGACCAAGTGGATGCATCTTGACTATGACATGCGTATCCCCATTGTGATGAACCACTAAACAAACTGGCCCAAGAATAACCATCATCAACCAATTCCGAAAGACTGAATGTAAATTCAGTATTTACATCTATGTTACTATTATCAGTTTCTACTGAAGTTGTAAATTGAGAAACCGAGGTAGTAAATGTGTCTCCATTTCTTATTGCTCTTAGTCTACTATAAAGTCCTGCCCAACCTCCAGACTGCGCGGGCGCAAGAGAATTACCATTAAACACCACCACTTGATCCGCCTGCAAATAGTTATAGACAACTTGATATCCCCCCGTATTCAACATACCACCTTGAGCTCTTAGTAGAGATAATGTATGTTCTTTACCATCATCATCAATTACAAACGCAATAACTAAACCAATAGTATCATCGTCCGTAGAGGTTGAAGAAATTGTAGCAGAAAAATCGTATTCAGAAAACTTTTCAGATTCTAATGAATAAAAACCAACATATGTGCTTGTGTTTGCTGTACAAACAATTGTATCATTAGCGGAATTATAAACAAAAGCCGTTGTTTCGCCCGCATTTGCTGGATAAGTTCCACTAGAATTGTGCGAAAATCTATTCCATGTATTAAAAACGGTTTGTCTGGTTGGTGCAGATTGGATAAACCCACCAGCAAGAATTTTTCTTTCACCGTTTATATGCAATTTTATTTCTGTTTCGCTTACATATAATGAAATATGATTCCACTGTCCCTCCCAATCAACTGGCACCGGAGCCGTGTATTCTGTGCCAGAAATCTCTACAATAAGATTTCCTGTTTTTGCTGTGCCGGAACCTTCTTCAATAATTCTAATACTATTAGCATTAAATGCAACATCGTTAAGTGCAAAAAGAGTTCCACCAGTATCTGTGCCGTTGATATCATCTGGATAAATCCAAAAATCTACACTAAAACTATCTAAAGAATCTTTCAAATGGTCTTTATACAAATCTGATAAAAGAATATATCCATTTTCTCCTTTTGCAGATTTAGAACCCCACTTTGGTCCACCAGCCGGATTAATTAAATTTACGCCGTATCTGAAGCTTTCTTGTTCAAATTTCGAATCCACAAACCCACTACCATTTTCATGTACATTTTCAAAATCTAAAAATATTAAAACGTCATCCCATTTGTGATCTGTGTTAGAAATCGTGACTTTTCTATCCCTAGAATACGAATCTGAATAATCAATACTAGGATAATCAGACAAACTATAATAAAAAGATGGATTGTCTTCGTCTTGAACCCAAGAAACAGTTTCTGTTGTAAATTCATTTGGTTCAACAGCACTTATGTAGGCAGATGCGGCAGAACCAGAGCCATATGAACCTATAGAAACCTGTTCTCCTGTGATATAGTTACTACCACCAGAAATAATTTCAACAGCTTCGACTGGTCCTTTTGATGTGTTAGATATTTTCGCAGATAATCCAACTCCATCGCCGGGGTCTGAAATATATTGATTTAAATAGAAATTGTTTGGATAATTTGAACCACCATTATCAATATCAAAACCAACAATACAATCATACAAAGTTTCTGTAATTGTTACACCATTACTCATGAGTATTTCTATTTCTTCTCTTGATGTAAAAGTGCCAAAAACGTGAGTAACAAAATATTCCCTAACTGGCGAATCTGAAATACTAAATTCCAAAAATCTTTCAACTGTTGCACTTGCACCACTAGTCTTTCCCACAATTCTAACTGGATTACTAACAGTTTTGTTACTAGGTATAGTACGAACACTTCTCTCTTCGACCCAAGTATTGTCGCTTGGTTTCATAATATTGTCTTTTGGATAATAAAATTCTACATCTTCGTTGAATAAAGATCTAAACAAAAATTGATACGAACTTTCAGAACCTTTTGATTGATAAAATTCTTTCATCAATTTTAAAAAAAGCTTTTTGTTTGAGTATTTTGTTTTTTTATATTTTTTGTTTATAAATTCTTGAGTGACACCAGATTTCTTGCGAAGATGATAGGCAATTTTGATAATTGTTTGTTCGGGCAATGGTTTTAAGGTGCCTGGGTCAACATCGGGACTGGGGTCTACAAATTTTATTTCTTTATTGCTATCATCTAATACATAATCTGTACCTTCAGTCAATAAAGTGTAATCGGTCGGAAAGGTATATTCATCAAGCAAATCTGCTAATCCAGAAGTGCCGGATTGTGAACTGGCATCGACACTATAAACTTTTATTTCAACCGCACTCGTATCAAAATCTCGAATTTCGTAATATACGGGACTATAATATGACAATGGAAAGACCGAATTTACACCACCAGACAAATAATTATCATACTCTATATACTCTAACTTAGAATCCGAATCCCCAGAAAAATTCAAGGCCGCTCGTAAATCAGTCGTTAGTTCTTCCCTATCTTTGATTCGAGAAAACTGTGGAAAATCCTTTGCAAGAACATTCTGATATTCATCAACAAAAATATCTAAAGTTTCATCCAAATCACTAAAATTTTCTATTTGATTTCCAATTGCGGCAGGATTTCTGTCACTTTCTAACCATTTATAGTAAAGTTCGATAAAATGAACAAATTGTTGATAATCTTCGTCCGATTTCAAATAAAACGGAAGTTGATCGACAACACTAGCTGATATTTTTTTGTGTTCTCTCATGACGAGTCCTAATTATTTCTTATGGTTTTTACATTTTGAGTTGTAATATCATAATTATTATTATAATCATCTGTATCTTCTTCAACCGTCACTGTCACATCTTCTTTTAAAATTACAAGGACTTGATTTCTTCTTGGAAATACATCAAGTCCGGCCGGTACGCATTCGAGTCTAAAAACTTCCAATGAACCCTCGACGGCCTCAATATTTACCGGATCAATATTTATTGTGCCAGTTTCGTAATTTACACTACCAGTAATTTTAGTTGAATATATTTTTTTATCATTCACATCAAAGGTGTAAAATTTTAATTTTCCATCATAATTTGAAGTTTCTTCTACATAGTAAATTCTAGTATCTCCTACAACTCTAACACCAACAGATTTTATACTACCTTTTTTAATTTTATTGTTGAAATTAAAAACATAAAATGCAGATGTATTAAACAAAACTGTCTGTTCATTTATAAGTCCAACGTAAGTTTCATTATTCGTGATCGATTGATCCAGAGTATCTATCCAATTTACAAAATTAGAGTATCTAAAATAATCATTGAAATCGTCTAGATATTTTTTACTGAAAGAAACAATACCATTAGAAACAATATTTTTAATATCCGATTGACTGAGAGATGTAGTTTCATTATCATACTGAACTGTAGTATTAATTTTCAACTTTGTATATTCTGCATCAACTATTTGTGGTTCGATTGAGAGAACAGAATAATCTTTTCTAAGTTTTTTTCTAATTTCTTCTTTTGTATACTCAGAAAGAAAAAATCCAGTATCTGGACGAATTGAAATATACACTCTACCATAAGTGGGTGGAATATTATCTTCTCCACCCCATATGTTTAATGATTGAGTTGAAGGATAAATTTGTGGGATAATAGTTTTATAGTCATTAACAGTGACGGCTCTACCTTGTCCGCCAAAAGTTTTTGGTGCGTGAAATTTTATAGATTCAATATCCTCTTCGTCGGCACCACCAGCACTTCTACTAACAACTTCGATACTATCAAGTATTTCATAATTACTAATTTTGCCCTTTGCATCAATTTTTACTATTTCATTGCCAGCAGATCCGGAAGTTGTTAAATAATTTATTTCTATCATTTGTCCAGACTCTATTTGAGCCCCTAAGACACCATCCCCAAAATAAATTTCATAATTACCACCTCTACCTTCTTGAAGGAAAAACGCCTTCTCAAGTTCAGATAATTTCATATTATCATTAGATCTTTTAAACTCTTGTTTTTCTGGAAAATCTGGATTATCGTATACAAAAACTGTAATTGTACTAGTATCTACATCACTATTTGTCAATAAATACCTTTGATTTGGATCATTTGTATTTACAATATAATTTTCCGTTACATATGTACCTTGAATTAAAACAACATCTTTAACCGAAAAAACATTTGTAAAAGTGCCATCAGATCTTGCCAAAGATGAAACTTTCGGCACTATTACATTGTTTTTTGGTCTGAATTTATAAGATATTCCATCTTTTGTTGCAGTAAATTCGAAATCTTTATTTAACATGAAAGTTTCATATACATTACTAGAAGATTTTGGTACTGTACCTTGAAATTCTAAATTTACAACCATCTCTGCGGCCTTTTTTGACCTTGGGGTATAATTTAGCATTTTTGCTTTAGATACAACATTATCTCTAATTCTAGCGGTATCCAAAAACATTTCGTTAGAAATGGCATTCATATAATATGAATTAATATGAGTGTTAGTTGCAAGAATATCGATAAGAGTATTCAAACCAGACGCTTGAAAATCGTAATCTTTGAATTCTTTTTTGGAACTCATATAATTTATAATACTAGTTTTTATTTCTTCAAAGTCTAATTCTGTAATTTCTATTGTCTTTGCCATTATCTTATTCTTTCTATACTAAATTGAGTAGAAAATACTTCTTCGGATGCTGGTACTTGATATGTTAATACTATAACTAGAGTATTTTCGTCTTTAAGTGGCTTGAAATTTATACTTAATTCTCTTACTCTAGGCTCAAAATTTGAAATTGCGTTTTCCATTCTATTTTTTATATTTATTACAGACATATCATCCAATGGTTCAAATATATCTTCCCAAATATTTCCACCAAAGCTTGGTTGAAATGGTCTTTCGAAAAAATTTGTTAGAATTAAATTTTTCAAAGATTGGTTCACTGCGGCCGCATCTCTTTTTTTTCTAACATCATTTGTAATTGGATTTTTTTTAAATGATAAATCAAAATCAACAAATTGATTTTGTTTACTTTTTAATACTCCAAGTCTGTTTTCTAAATTTACTAATTCTGACATTTTTAAAACCTATGGATTTAAATCTATTTTTGGTGCTTTGATTGTGTGGTTGCCACCGGAAGTTATATCTATTTTGCCACCGACACCTGTAGTTGATTTTTTACCAACTACTAAATTAAAGTTTCCTTCGACCACTATAGTTAAATTACCACCAACATGTAAATTTTTATTACCCATAACTAAGTCAAAACCATCTCCAACTGTTTTAGAAACCTTTTTCCCGTCTGGATGATATTCTTCAAAAGAACCAGATCTGTGATAAGTATGAATTCTTTCTGCGCCTGGAGTATCGTCAATTTCTAATACATGGCCTGTAGGAGTCCTTATCGCTTGATTATATGGATAAACGGCGGCATAAGGAGATTCTGGCTCAGTAAATTTAGAATTACTGACAAGTTCATTTTTTGTTTCTGAACATTCGGATTGTGGTTCATCCGGCAAACCACATCTTGTGGGCAAATCAGAATCTGCTGTTTGCGTAGGAGTTTGTGAACTATTAGTACTATTAACAGTACGATTGCCAGATTGATTATTAGTATTTACACTTTGACTTATTTCATTAGAAATACTATTCATTGATCTTTGATTTCTTTGATCAATAACATCATCTGGTGATAACGCTGCAGCTGGGGTTCCTGTTGGGTCAGACAAAAACATCGCCCTCTCTTCCTGTCTTCTAGTTGCCAATGCATCAATAGTTTGTCCACTTGCCTTATTGTATAGTAACATTTTGTTTGCAATGGTTTCATTGTCTCTTGTACCATTATTAGTCAATTGGTCAAGTCCGCCGGGCCCAAGATTATACGCAAAGGAAGTTAGAGCATCTCTTTGTCTTTCGTTCCAAGTGTAACCGTATTGTTTTTCTTTTTCC